TCATATCGATCCTCCGCGTTTTCTACATAATCGTGACCAACTTGTAAATCAAAACCAACACCTAAAGCCTTAGTCAATAAATCTGGTAAAGCACCTTTTGTTAATTGTTCATGCTTACCATCAATTATTGATATTGACTCCATAATAGCAAGATATATTGCACGGTCTTGACACCACTTTTCAGTAGTATCAACTAACCATTTGTCATCTACAGTATCGCCAGTAAATAACTGTGGCACAATATCCATAGCCATATTATATTGTTCATCACTTAATTTATCGCTTTGATCGAGTTCAATCTTAAATGATTCAGCATTTGGTAATTTATTATACTTGGCAACAAACTTACCAGCTTCTCTAAATAGTATTCGATAGATACCTTCAAAGTAATCTGGCTTGATGAAAGGCAATACTTTACGCATGTACTTTTCATCTGTTAACAAATTACGTAATATAGTTTGTTCTAAATTAGTAGGCATAGGCAGCTTTTCTTAATTCCTCATCAATTTCTTTTTGTATTTCTTCTGCTCTACTTTCTAAGTAGCTTATTGAAGTATGTATGTGACCAGTGTCATGTGGCTGTAATTTACCTTTTGCTATAGAAATCTCATCCATTATTAACATCAGTCTTTGTGTTGCACTAATTTGCATTTGACACCTCTCTTGTTATTATTGATTTTTCTTTTATACCATTTGAAATTATTTTTTCAAGTAATGCACCAGCAAAATCTTGTAAGTTATAATCATCTTTGGTTAATTCAGTATCTGGTGAATACACTATATCAAAATTAAAAGTCATGTTTTTTGGAATCTCGTTAAATTTTATAACTCCATACTTTATGACTGTTTCTGTAAATTGACCACTTAGTATTCTAACATTCCAAGCTTGATCATCTTGATGATCAGGTATTATTTCATAATGTCTATTTTCTTTAAGTTCCATTAATGTGCATCCATTTTTGTTAAATTTACACCAGCGTTTACTATTGAATATTTTTTAGTGATATAATCTTTGAAATCAGTTTCTTCTAATATTGGTTTCCAAAACTTTTCATTCAACGTGTCTTTTTCTCGAACTTTCGGGTCCACCAGTTCTCCAGTTGATTTATCAACTCGGCAGTACCAACCAGCGCTGGGCTTACTAACATAATTACCAGACAAAGCAACATCAAGCAAACCAGACCAATACTCAACACCACCGTCCCAACTAACAGAAATAGGTATCTTAGACTTTTCTTTAACATATCTTGATTTCTCCACATTAATTACAAAGTGATAGCCTTTTATTTCTGTACCTTGTTTGTCCTGTTGTCTACCAACTATCCATATATTATCTGCGCTATAATAGATACCAGTACCACCTGAAACAACGTCTTTAGGAAATAGGCCAATCTCTTTGTATGTATGATTAACTGCTAATAAAGGTATATCTTTCATGTTTAAATATGGGGTTGTCATTCTAAATAAACCTTTTAATGCTTTTGCCCTTGACATATCTGCCACTGACTTTTCATTAATTGCATCTTCTAATTCTTTTTTAGATGCAAGGTTACCAACTGAATCAATAATAATTATCACTTTATCTTTTCTATCTAAACCTTCTAATTGAGCAATTATATCGAATTTTAATTCTTCTACATTCGTTATTGGTGTATGTAGAACTCTTGTTGTATCAATATCAAAGTTTTCAAAATAAGCTTGAGGTGAACCAAACTCTGAATCATAAAATAATAATACAGCATCATCATATTTTTTTAAATAAGCACTTGCCATTATTAAAGCAAATGATGTTTTAAAATGTTTTGATGGACCGGCAAGTACTGTTAGCCCTGGTGCCAAGCCGCCGTCCATCGAACCAGATAATGCCACGTTAATCATAGGCACATCGGTTGCAACCATATCTTTTTCATTAAAGAATTTAGAATCAGCAAGTATTGATGTAAAATCACTCTTACTATTCTTTTTAAGTTTATCCATTATTGACATTTATTTCTCCTACAAATAATAATATTATACCATAAACGCATCGAGTTGTACACTGTTTTTTTCAAATTTTAATTTATGATTTGTATTGTCTTGGATCAAAAAATCTGTATCAAGCATTTGATTACTTAATCTACCATCAACAAATTTTTCTACATGAGCTGCCATATCTTCGGCAGTTGTTACAGGTACGTTTTGACAAACATGGTTTAAGTTTTTCACGCCACCTTGTAAAATAAAATCTTTTGGTAATTTCATAATTGAAAGACATTCTCTAAGTGTTAAGTATCTGTCTTCATCTGGATGAGTAAGATGTTTTGGCATGTGTCCAACAAATGCGCCTATTGTTCCTTTTGGAAAATGACAAATCTTTCTCATTATGTTTCCACCTTCAGAAAGCTTTTCATACATTTTCAAACATCTTTCTGCTAACTTTGTATAACCTTGTGAATACATCCATTTTGAAACATCTTTATAATTTCCACCATTCCATTCTATATAATCCATAGCATTTTGTGATCGGCTTATTCTAGTATCTTGAAACTCTTTGTGAGTTATACCACCACACATTTCTTCAAGTATATATCTATAATATGGATTTTTTGATGGAACGTCTTCATTGGTAAGTACACTCATTGAATCTTTACTGTCATATTCAACAGAGCGTATTGTGTCTTCAATTTTTTCGTGTTCCCTTTTTATATATTCAAACTGTGGCGTCTTATCGCCCTTCCAGAAAAAATAAAAAGTTCTATTTCTTACTTGTCCGAGTCCATGTAAGACAGACCTCGTTTTATATATTGAGAAAGTATATCCAAACTCTTTTGCAATTTTTCTGAGTTTTTTGACAACTGGTCTGCCGATATTTGAAGCAAGTCCTGGTGCATTTTCGCCCCAGAATACTTGAGGTTTGAGTGAACCCAATACAAAATTAGCAGTGGTAAGCATCCAATCGTTAGCAGCAGCATCGCTACTAGCTGTAGGACTAAGACTACTAAGACCGGCACATGGGCAAACAGTATTAATAACCTCAACATTAGGTACGTCAGGTGCCCCATTGTCTCCATAAAGATAGTAGGGAACTGTTCCTTTATAGTATTCCACCAAGTGGTTATCGTTTGCTTTGAAATCTTCATAACTTAATATATATTCTGGCTTTCTTTGCAACACATTCTGCATTGCAATTGTAGCTCCGCCAATCAAAGGCACTATACTTGCAAATCTCATTAGTGCGGCACAATGTTTTTAATAATATATTCATCAACTTTAATTTTCGGTTCCCATCCTAAAGCTTTCATCTCAGTAATATCTGCAGTATTATCTTGTGCCTCACAAGGATCACCATCTGTTACTTCAATACCTTGCCAACCTGCAAGGTTACCAAGGTCTTCTACTACATTACCAACACCCGTGCCAATATCATACGCAGGCTTCAAACTACTTATATCTTTACTCATTAACAATGCGATAGCTTCTACTACATCACTAACATGCACAAAATCTCTTACGTGTCTTGTCAGATAAGCAATTGAACCATCTAATAATTTTCCAATAAGCATTGATTCTCTTGCACCGTCACCATAAACTGTAGTAAATCTCAAACCAACTTGATTATTAAAAGCAGTTTCTTCATTTACTTTTTTACTCGTACCGTAAGGTGATAACCACCAATTATGAATGCAAGAAGATGATGCATATAATAAAGGAATATTATTATAATGGCATATCTTTTGAATGCGTGTAGTATTTTCTACATTATTTTTCCAATATTTTTCTGGTTCTTTCAAACTTTGTCTTACATCAGCATAAGCAGCAAGATGAATAACGTAGCTTATTTCATTTATATCAAAATCTTTTATACACTTTGGTGGATCTTGTTTTAAATCCCACTCAATAATTTCATGACCATCTTTTTCTAATCTTGTTTTAAGATGGCCGCCTATAAATCCTCTTGAACCTGTTAGTGCTACTTTCATTTATTATTCTCCAAAAATTTTTCTGCGGTTGATAATGCTGAGTTAATTGCTTGATGCATATCAATATAAACATACATACCACAGCGACCGATAAAAGTCATGTTTGGTTGTATATGTTGTTTATATTGTTCATATTTTTTTCTGTTTTCGCCGTTTACATCTTTTACCGGATAGTATCTTTCAAAATTATTTACGTTATAATCGCATGGCTCTTCATAAGTTAAAGTTGTAAACTGATCATTGCTACCGTGACATGGAAGGTTCTTCCATTCTGTGACTCTTGTGTATGGCCCGTTGTGTGTAAAGTTTACTGTGCCTGTTGGTAATACTTTTGTCATAGGTAAATCTACGTTATGAAACTTTATTGAACGATACGGTAATGCACCGTACACATAGTTAAAATAATCATCAATCGGCATTGAATTAAAAATATGATCAAACTCTTTTTCCATTCTTTTTTCAAAACGTTGAGACAGATTTACACTAATATTTTTTTTATCTAAGATCAATTCAAATATTCTTGTATAACCATTTTTTGGTAACACTTGATATAAATCATTTGGAAAGTAGAATTCGTTATCATCATCTCTACTTGGTATTCTTTTAATTATAGATGGATCGAGTTCTTCTATAGTCTTTCCCCACATTTTATATGTGTATGGTGCAAAGAAAGTACTTATAATATTTTCTTCACCTACTATTCTTTTTGTTTCTTTATTTACTGGTAAAGTAACATATGTGCCATCATGAAGTTGTGCTTTCACTTTATGCCTATATGGCACCCATTCATCAAACTGAGTTATCCAATCATATACTTTCTTATTGTTTGTGTGAAATAAATGAGGACCATATTTGTGAATCCTTATTCCTTTATCATTTGTGTAGTCATATGCGTTACCACCTATGTGATCTCTTTCATCTATTACTACAATATCGTGACCAGCTTTTGCTAATTGGTGTGCAATAACTGCACCAGAAAAACCTGCACCTACTACTAATATCTTCATATGTTTAAAGCCTTCTTTAATTCATTTTGTTGTATAGTCTTATCCAACGGATGTTTAGTATATATCGAGCTTTTTTGTAGTTCAGCTATTTCTTTTAATTGTTGTGTGTTCATACCTTCAAGGTCTGATGCTTTTACTGATGCCGCTTCTTCATTACCGTATAATACCATTAGTTCTTCATAATCACCAATCAAGATTGAACCGGCATCAGCAACTTGTAATGGTCTTGCTCTCCACCAACCTGAACCAGAATGTTCATACCCTGGCATTAAGCAACCCCATTGTTCTGCATAAACTTTACACATATCACTTTCACCGAGTCTTCTTTGATTATCTTTACGAGAACCAAAGTATTCAATATCCCATGGCACGTTTTGTTTCTTCAACCAGCTTTGTGTCTTGCCATGTGCTAATGATGCAAAGTTAAATTTCATTACTTTTTTTTCTGGACTTACAAAATCTTCTTCATAAGTCGGTTGTAGTTGTGCTTCCATAAAATTTAAATCATGTAACTCTACGTCACCTCTATCACCAGGTATTCTGTTTCTATGATATGGGTTAGGATTATAGTTCATTAACTTATCTTCTGGATATTCTAGTAATTTACTCATATCACCTGTAGCAAAAACAGATAACAATACAGGTGCTTCTTTCTTATCCAAGAAATCTACAGCTTCTAATAGTTGATCAACGTATGGTTCTAAAAACTCTTTACTTATTTGTGGATCAGTTACATTTTGACCAATTAAAAAATCTTTCAGCAAACCTTCTTTATTATTTGTTTTTTGTATATCTTTAAAAATCCACGGACATTTCCAATCATCAAATGCAAGTATTAATTTACTCTTATCAATATTGTATATTGACCATAGACCATTATAAAAAGTTAATTGCAATCTTTGTGTAGGTGATGCAAGAAAACAAATAACTCTATCATACTCAGATAAATCTTCACCAACTTTTACAATTCTTTGTTCGACTTCATGACCCATATCTCTTAAACATCTTAGCAAAGAATAATGAGATGGCACAACTTTTAACTGTTGTCTTAAATAAAAGTTTTCAGTAACTTGATTTTTATTCATTCCTGTGACGAGTATCTTCATAATATTATCCTTGTAAGTAGTTATAGCATTTACGTATCATAGTTTTTTCAAATTGTTTATCATTGAGTT